ATGTGGGAAGACCCTAAGTTCTCAGATGTAGAAATCCTCAATGGTCTTTCAATTGCCGAAGAAGCCGAACTCGTTATCTTTCATTGCGGCCTTTACGATTGGCGCAAACCAACAACCCTGATGCTTGGTAGATATCAGCCTTGGCATGAGGGCCACCATGCTTTATATGACGAAGCGAGCAAAAGAACCGACCAAGTAGTTCTTGGCGTCCGCAATACTTATAAGACTAGCGAAAAAGACCCTCTCACGTTTTTCGAGGTTAAAACTTTTATCGAGGCCGACCCTAAAGTGCAAAACGCTATGGTGGTTAAGTTTCCTAACATTACTAACATTGTCTATGGACGGGATGTTGGCTATAAGATTGAACAGGTTAAATTAGGAGATGAAATTGAAGCCATCAGTGCTACTCAAAAACGTAAAGAGATGGGAATATAAATGGTAGAAAACATTTTAGCGATTATTGTCTCTTTAATAATTGCCGGATTTATGGTTCATTTTATTAGCAAGTACGGCGGAGATGTAGATGAAAGTAACTAGGGCTCGCTCATTTGTTAAGTCCCTTAGTTATCGAATCTGGGGGACCGTATCTTCGGTAGCCGTCGTTTATGTGATTACCGGCAAAGGCTCCCTCGCCGCGCTTATAGCATTTTGGGAAACTGTCGTTAAAGTCTTTATCTATTATTTTCACGAAAGAGCGTGGAACGCTATTAGTTGGGGGCGTCGCGTGTAACATAGGGGTATGACTTTTACCTATGTAGGACCAGCGACCTCAGACCGCGATAAGGTCCGCTTTCTTATTCAGGACACAGATTCAACCGCTCCTCACATGACCGACGAAGAAATCAATTGGCTCATCTCAGAGTGGGCTGATGTTTATGATGCGGCGGCTAACGCGGCGGATGTCCTTGCTGGACAATATGCTCATAAGGCTGATTACTCAAAATCTGTTGGCGACTTATCTCTCAATGAAACTTTTTCAACCCAGTCACAACGTTTTTCCGCGCTCGCAACAAGTCTCCGCATTAATCGTATGCGCCGATACGCGCCTTCATGGATAGCAAACGCAGATGCGCTTAAATCAACAGCAGACCGAAATGTTTCTACTTACAATACAGACGCTCATCTTGGTCAAATGGATAACCCTCGTTCAGATACTTCAGAATCGAGTCTTCAATAATGGCGTTGCCTTCCACTTGGCAAGGACCCGAAGGCATTGATGCCAAGTTTTTAGAAATGATGCCGGACACAATTGTTTTCAATGCAGGTTCTTCGATAGACAAATATGGAAAACGTACTTATGGCGGTTCAGTAACTACTGCTAGAGGTCGAGTTGTTTTCGAGACTCGCCTTATGAAAGATATTGATGGGCAAGATATTGTTTCAACAGGCCGCGTAATTCTCTATGGTCCGTATGCCTCCTTAACTCTTGGCGATAAAATAACTTTACCTAATTCAACATCACCTGTAATTGTTGCAGTAGAAACCAAAAAAGATACTGGTGGAAATCATCACACGGTTGTTCATTTTGGAGTCTAATGAAAGTCATATTTCCTGACCTTGAAAGAATTCAAAAAGCCTTAGCAGAATCAGGACCAGCAGGAGCCAAAGTTGCGGCTATGGCTTTGCGTAGTGAAGCGCAAGATGCTTTTGCCGCGTCTCAAGATGAAGTACCGGTCGATACGAGCGCTTTGAAAAAATCAGGCCGCGTCCGACCCGAAACCGGAGTCTTCACCCGCGGGGGCGAGGTCTATGTAGAACTGACCTATGGTGGAGCCGCTACCGAATACGCGATTTATGTTCACGAAGACCTCGAGGCGCATCACCCCCATGGTAAAGCAAAGTATTTAGAGGACCCTATGACCCGTCAAGTTAACGGCATAAGTGGACGCATTGCTGATAAAGTTGAGCGGGTTACGAAAGGGATGTTACGTTGATACTTGAAGCGCTAGGTGATTACCTGCAAACTAATTCCGTTGGCACTCTCGGAACCAATATCTTTTTAGGCAAGATGCCATCTTCTCCTGACTACTGTATTTGTTTATATGAATACGAAGGCATGGCTCCGGCTGAATCTTTTGGTGGCAATCCTTACGATGTGGATATGCCGCGCATCCAAGTTGTAGTAAGAGGTGGTCGCGACGATTATCCAACTGCTCGCGATGGTGCAAAAACAATTAGAGACCTTCTTTCTGACATAACGGACGTTACGATTTCTTCAACGAAAGTCTTGCGTGTCGCTTCCCTAGGCTCAACTATTCCTTTAGGCTTGGACGACAAAGACAGGCCACGCATTGCCGCTAACTTTCAAGCGTATGTAGAAAGATAACGATGAGCGAGCCTATAAAGGACCCATACGGAAGGGGCTCAAATCGTGACGAACTCCCCAAGTGCTGGAGATGTGGACGAATCCTTGCGGAATACCTCACAGTCCCGTACTCGCTCAAATGCTCAAGATGTAAAGCAGTCAACCAGCACATTTAAAGAGGGTTTAACAAAACTCGTAAACAATCCAAAAGTATTTGCAGGACAAGAATGCTTTGTTGGACAGGTGCTTGCTAATTTAAATAACGATGAAGCGCTATTGCTTCATACAGCGCTCGCAGATAAAAGAATTCGTCATGTTGATTTAGTTCGTTTATGCGAAGCCGAAGGTTACAAAATGAGTGAAGCCACGATGCGCCGCCACCGGGCGCGTGGATGCCGGTGCGATAAGTGACGTTCGAGGACCGCGTTAAGGCCCTTGTCGGTCAGGCCGAACAAGAAGAACACGAACCTCCTAAAAGAGACCGTAAAGCCCAATGGGTTCCCGGTATCGAGTGGAAAGGTGATGAAGGCGAAGTAACAACCCTTCCGATGGAAGGTGAAATTGCTCCTGACTGGTCAGGTGTTCTTCGCATGTGGGGATTGGACCCAGAATTTTTTGCAGTAGTCGAACCGGTTTTATTCAATGTATGGGGCGACCCACTTGGCGCTTTGAATCGTCAGTGGAAAGGAAAAGTAGTTCGTATCCAAGATGCAAAAACGGATTACAACTTAGATATCTTAAAAGAAGAAATCAAAAAACATAAGAAAAACAAAACCCAAGTTATGTACGGGGATGGTGTCTTCAATGTAGTTCTTGCAGATTGGCAGATGGGAAAGAACGAAGGTGGCGGAACACCTGCTACGGCCCAAAGAGTTTTAGATGCCATTACAGCCGTTCTGAGGCGCGTAGAGGAGTTAAAGAGATTAAAACGACCTCTAGGTACCCTGCAAATTATTTGGACCGGAGACAGCGTTGAGGGCTGTTTAGGCCACTATGAAATGCAAACCTTCTCGGTTGATTTAGACAGGCGAGCGCAGGTCAACGCAGTTCGAACTTTACTTCTCGAAGCAATCCGTCAATGGGCGCCGCATTTTGAAAAAGTTAGAATCGTTGCAGTAGGAGGCAACCATGGAGAGAATCGTTCGAAAGCAGGCAAAGCATTCACAACCCTTGCCGACAATGATGACCTTGCTGTTATTGACCAAATCAAAGACGCCCTTGAATTCAACCCCGAGGCCTATGGTCATGTTGAAACGATTATTGCGCCTGACCATCTTTCGCTCACGGTCGAAACGGCGGGGTGGATTTTAGGATTAACACATGGTCACACTGCTCGTTCGAGCGGAACCGCGGAACAAAAATTAAAAGGCTGGTTGAGCAAAATGTCTTTAGGTCGTCAACCGATTGGTGACTGCGATATTTTGATAACCGGTCACTATCACCACTTACGACAAGCCGACTGGGGAAGTGTTCACTGGATTCAAGCCCCGGCATTAGACGGAGGTTCAGAATGGTTCAGACTAACAAGCGGAGAACACAGTCAACCGGGAGTCCTAACGTTCGCGACTTATCCGGAAGCGAAAGTGAAGGACCTGCAAATCCTATGATGAGCGTTGATGATATTGCGGCGTATGCGGCTCAGTTAGTTCAAAAAGACCGTAACGCTGATTATGACCACCCCTTAGATAATTTCAATCGCATAGCCCGAATCTGGGAAGTGATTCTTGATGCGCCGGTCACAGCAGAGCAAGTTGCGCTCTGCATGATTGGCGTCAAGATTGGACGAGAAGTTCACAGAACTAAATTAGATAACACCGTTGACGGCATTGGATACTTCCTGACATTAGCAATGGTTCAGCAAGAACGTGCGGAGCGGGAACGTTTAAATAAACAAGACGAGTGATAACATTTATTCGAACGAGTCCTTAGAGACCCCAACCGTTGTCGTGACCAAGAGTCCTATTCGGTACTGGGGTCCTTCCTGTCCAAAGGAGGCAGAATGGCACAGTACCGCGCATTGGTTGGAATTGATTATCCACCTAATAAGCGAGCCGAAGCAGGCGATGTTGTTACAGACCTGCCCGGCGACGCAATCAAATGGCTTCTTGAAGATGGTCTAATTGAAGACGCAAGTAAGCCAGCAAAAAAAGTTGAAACACCAGTAGTTGAAGAAACTCCACTTACCGTTATTGACTTATCAGACGGAATTAGCGCTGAAGAAGCCGAGTTAATTGTTTCCTCTACTCCAGAAGCCGAAACAATCGTAAGTGAGGAAGAATAATGCCAACATTTCGTCATGGTAAAAACACGGTCGTTATTTTTGATAAGTACGACCTGAGCCAATACTTTAACTCAGCAACAGTTTCTGCAATGGCAGAGGCGGTTGACACAACAACTTTTGGTTCAGCAAATAAGACATACGCAATGGGCATGAAAGATGGCACAGTTTCATTCGAAGGTCTATGGTCTGGCGTTCTTGATACAGAGGGTGCAGACGTAGTTCTTCATAACGCTATTGCTTCAACAACAAAAAAGATTATTACAGTTGCAACCGAAGGCGCCGCTATTGGGCGCCGCGCAAAGTTAATCAACACAGATGAAACTTCTTATGAAATCAAAGCCGCGGTTGCAGAGATGGTAACAATTTCTGCTCAGGCGCAAGCAAGCGGCTTGCAGGGAGGATTGGATGGTGGAGTTCTTCTAGCCGCTAACCAAGTTCTTTCTGCAACAGTAGCAAACGCAGGTGTGGACAATGCCTCATCAAGCACAAATGGTGGCGTTGGTCATTTGCACGTTACAGCAAATACTCGTAACGGAGCAATTACAGTAAAGATACAACACTCAGCCAATAACTCAACATGGGCTGATTTAGCGGTCTTTACAGCAACAACTTCAGCAACAACTACTTCAGAAAGAATTGAAGTAGCCGCTGGAACAACAGTAAACAGATACGTTCGTGCAAACGTATCATCATTTGCAGGGTCAACCGGCTCTGCAACCATCACCGTTGGATTCGCAAGGAGATAAAATGCCAACATTTCGCCACGGTAAAAACTCGCAGTTCACTATCGCAGATAGCGGCGCAGTTGTTCGTAACATCAGCGATACGCTGAAGTCAGTAACAATGCCACGCTCTATCGAAACTTTGGAAACCACTTCTTTCGGTTCAACATCAAAGTCTTATGTAATTGGTTTCTCAGATTCAACAATTTCTGTTGAAGGGTCTTTCGATGCAACAGTCGATGGATACCTCTCAGGAATTGTCGGTAATGACACCGCGAGCGCATTTGTTTATGGACCAGAAGGTTCAACAGCAGGCAACACAAAGTACACAGGTTCTGCATTCCTTACTTCATACGAAGTGAAGGGCGGCGTAGGCGATATCGTTTCCTACACAGCGCAGTTCCAAGTAACAGGTGCCGTAACACGCGGTACATACGCTTAATCAAAACAACTTAATAACCCAATAACCGAGTCCTAGAGACCCAATCGAAAGAGAGAGTAATCGTGTCCTTAAGAGACCAGATTTTAAATAGCAACGACATTCCTAAAGAACTTGTAAAAGTTAAGGAATGGAATATCGAAATTGAAGTACGAGGTATGACAGGTGCCGAGCGCACTCGTATCTTGGACTTGGCCCAAGCCGGTGATGGAATGAACCTACAAATGGTTTATCCAGAAATTGTTATTTCAACAGCGTTCGATGCTGAAACAGGAGAAAAGATTTTCTCCCCTGAAGACCGAACAGCGTTACTCTCAAAGTCTGCAAACGCACTTGATGCACTAGCAACAGTTGGTATGCGACTTTCAGGTTTCCTCGCAGAAACCTCAAATGATTTGGGAAAAGATTCGTCCGAAACGGTTATAGAAGATTCGTCTTCGAATTAGCACAAAGGTTGGGTCGGACTGTCGATGAACTTCTTCACGGCAGTCCGTCCCATAACCCAATCTCTGCAATCGAATTGGCGGAATGGGAAGCGCTAGAACAAGTTCGCGCTTGGGAACAAGAAGAAGCAAATAGGAGGTGACGCATGGCTGATTACAATATAAAAGGCGAAATGACCCTCGCAACGGGTTCCTTTGTAGCCTCGGCTAAACAAGCGTCAAACTCTTTAAATCAATTAAATTCTTCTGCAAAAAATACTGGCGCCGGGATGGATGTACTCGGCGGAGTAATGAAGAAACTTGCTCTTGGAGCAATGGCTACCTATATTGTTAAATTAGGTAGAGATTCTGTCAAGGCCGCACAAACAGCCGGAGCCGCACAAAATCGTCTAAGAATGCTTTTGCTTGCAACAGGCGGAGCAACCGAAGACCAAATTAAAATTCTTAATCAGCAAGCCGCCGCACTTGAACAAATGACTGTTGCATCTAAAGACAACATCACAGTTGTTCAATCACAGTTGGCAACGTTTGATTTAGGCTCAAAAGCAATTGCAACCATGACACCTGCAATCCTCGATTACGTTGTCGCTGAAAAGGGAGCCGGCGCAAGCGCAGATGAGTTCCGTCAGATGACTAACGGTCTAGCCTTGGCCCTCAATGGTCAATTTGGCGCACTAACCCGCGTTGGTTTCGTACTTGATGCAAAAACAAAAGCAGATATCAAATCCGGTACCGAAATGGAACGAGCGGAAGCAATCGTTCGAGTTTTAAATTCAACCTACAAAGATTTTGCTAAGACAGCGGGAGACACCGCCGCGGGCGCTCAACAAAAATTAGGCGTTCAGATATCCAACCTTAAGCAAGCATTTGGTGAAATGCTTTTGCCAACCATTCAAAAAGTTCAGGGATTTATGGCAAACCAACTTTTGCCAATTATTAACGGCTTGATGGATAAATTTAGAGATGGAACCGCAATTCAAAAGTTTATAACTTTTATCGGCTCTTTGTTAAAAAACATTTATGACTTTGGCTCCGCGCTCGCGCAAATTGCTGGACCAGTCATTACAGATATTTTGGTCCCTGCTTTCCTATTGGTCGGAGCCGCAATAGTTGGTGTTATTAAGACTCTTGGTAAAGTAGGAACATTCCTAAAAGAGAATCAAGGAATCATGGTTGCCGTATCTGCGGTAGTTGCCGGAGCCGCAATGGGCTTCTTGATTTTCAATGCCGCTTTGTTTGCACACGCGGCTATTCTGAAG